CGTGTAGTCGTTCGATTCGTCGCCGTGGTCCTTGTCGACGTGGAAGTCATTCGCCCCGGTTCCGCCGAATCCGTCGGTCTTAAACCATTTCACGCCGCCGGAATACCAGAATTCCGCGTGTGTGATCGTGTGCTTCTTATTCCCGACATAGATCGTCTGGTCATAGAAGCGAATAAAGGCGTCCATTTTGGTTCTTTCCGCGTCACGCCACAGTGGGATCAGTTCGGTCGAAGGAATACGCATGAAGGCCAGCTTCCCATTATCGAAATAGGGCTGAATGTATGCAATCCCAGACTTGACCGCGCCTTTTCCCAGGCTTTTGATCTTGCGCCTGAATGTAGGGTCGAAGATTTCGTTCAATGCGTCACCATACTTCTTGTTTCCGGTGTCAACAGACCAGGGCTTTGAAAGAAGATAGTTCGCTTTCTGGTCCACCAGCTTTTTCAGGATCGGGTGTTCGATTTTGCAGTTCGAACGATTGGCGACGTCGTTTGTCTTCCTCTGGACGTCTGACCGGTTCCTGTAATACTGTTCAGCTTCGACCATGATTTTATATTGCTCTGACGCCTTGAATTCTTTTATTTCCTCGCCGACGATCTGGGCCAGCGACATAGGCGTCTTTTCTGGATCATTCAGGATCATGTTGATCCGATCCATAAGGGTTGTATCAAACATTCTTTACACCTCACTTTAAGACTTCGATTGATGAACCGCGACGGATTCTTTCGACGGAATAACGAAGCGCCGCCATTGCGTCGTCCATGAATTCCACCGGTTCGTCTATATAAAGGCCTGTCGTCGGGTCCTTTTTCCACTTCCATTGTTGAATCTCTTTCAAAGTGTTCACACAAGAAGGGTGAATGTGTATCTTGCGGCCTTTCAGGAAGTCGATCTGTGCTTTGACGCTTCCCTGTTCCTTCTTCACGGGATAGGCCCTGAATCCGGCCTTCTGCCAGGTCTTTATCCTGTCAGGTTCAGCCGAATCGCAAAACATTTCCACGCGTGGGTCAACCTTTGCCGATCTGGCCAGGCTGATAATTTCTTCCGTGTCCTTTTCGAAGCAATAAACTTCCGAACAGATATACAGTTCGCCATCCCTTTGTCCGACGCCCAGGATCGCGTTCGCGTGGTTGAAGCCGAAGTCCTGGCCATAATAAAACGCGTCGAAGTTGTCGCGCGTAGTAGGGAAGGAATGGACTTCGAAATTCGTCAGGATCAGGCCGCCAAGTTCGCCCCATTCACCCAGGCCATAAACACGATAGCCTTCTGGGTCCTCCACGGCGCGGCGCTCCATACGTCGGAAATAACCGGCGTCAATGAAGCGGTTCGTCTTATATGTGGAATGGTGCGTCAAGACCTCCGGATCGGCTTTGTCAAAATATCGGGACTTGATCCAGTGGGAAGCGCTGACGGGGTTGAAGGTCATTGTGATCTGGTAATACAGATTCGGGTTTATTTCTGACAAATCACCACGAAGACGATCGTCCAGAATATCAATGTCTTCGGAAAGAAGTTCCGTCGCTTCTTCAATCCATATCCAGACCAGCTTCCCCTTTTTGAAGGTGATTGACTTGACCTTTTCACGCTGTCGCTGATCCTTCATACCGCGAAATATAATCTTGTTTCCGGTGATCTTACATTCCAGGGACAGGGGATTCAGGTTCACCTTCCAAAATTTATTTGCATAGGCCCCGAACATTCTATATATGGCCGCTTGCAGTTCTGCGAATGTACTGTCGCGGTTCGTTTCCTCAATCTTACGAACGACAAGAAGGTTCGCGCCTGCGTAATATGGATCGGACAGCTTCGCGATATAGTCCTGGGCGATATTGACCGACTTTCCTGAACCGGCTGATCCTTTTAGTATGCGGTATCTTTTGCGGCATTCATTTACCGGCCGGAAAACGGGGTTAAACTGCGCCGAAGACTTAACTTCAATCTTCGCCGCCATAGTCATAATTGATCACCACCGTCACAGGGACATTTGATTCCGGATCGTCCTTGAACATTCCCAGGTGTTTCCCGCATAATTCAAGGGCTTTCAGCTTATCGCAAAGGCGGATTTCACGTTCGACGCCTTCGCCGTCCTCTGTGGGAATGGTCTTGACCTTAACGGAAGCAATCGCCGCTGTGTCGTCCTCGGAAGCGTCTTCTGCGATTGTGGCGCTATCGAAGTTAATAACGTCTTTAGCATTCACAAATGCAATCCTGGCAAGTTCGCGAAGGACACGATCAGCATTTATTCCGGTCCTTTTTGAGCGCTCTGCCAGGGCTTCGTCTATGCGCGCGCGAAGGTGGGGTTTTGTCAGGTTTTCATTTCCTATGTCCTTTGCGCTATGAGGACTATAACCGGCCCGAATCGCGGCTTGTGTCGCGTTCAGGTCAATAAGATATTCTTCAATAAACCGTTCTTGTTTCGCTGTCAGCTTTGCCACGATTCATCACCGACCTTTCGTGTATAATCACTTTTTATATGGGGATAATAGAAAAAGACGCCTGTGGAGACGTCTTTTCCAGTATCCCTATGAAAAAGGAGGGGGGAACGGGCTATTCCCCGATACCAATTCTATCATAGGCATAATATAGCACTAAACCAACCTTGATTTTCCATATGCAATCTTGTGCATATTTTTGAACATGTCTGAATGTGTTTGCAATCATTTGCAATCAGTTGATAACCTTAACATTCGCCTTGTAAGTCTATCTATTGCTGTTCTTCTCCAACGTGTCACTGTTGAAGTTTCCACGCCAAGTCTGAAAGCGGCTTCTTCGTATGTACACCGTGGATAGTAAAGCGTCAGAAGTACACATTTAGATTTCGCGTCCAGGCTCAAAATATTATGATGTACGGCTTCAATCTGTTGTCTTCGTTCTTCCAATGCGGCGATAGTTCTTTCTGTTCTTGCACGTCTGCATTCTATTGCTTCCATCATACGGACCATTTTCCCGTCTGGATCAATGGAGGACTGAACGCGAACATTATCATATTTCATTGACGGATAGGCCCTGGCTCTGATTTCTTCAAGGTCCGCTTCCAGTGCGGCGCGTTCTTCTTCGATCTGGGCGTCGATTGTCCTGATCTCCTGGGCGTGATTTTGTAGTATGTCTTCTATGTTTTTCCGGATTCTTTCTTCTGTGTCCACGTCGTTTCCCTCCCTTCGGCATAGTCTTTACATAGTCAGATTCGAATCCGCGAAATATACCGAATCGGCTATGACCTCGACGGCTCCATGTTTCTTCCCGTCGTCGTCTTCCCATGATCTGGTCTGTATGCTTCCGACCAGGGCGATCTTTGACCCTTTCTGAAAATGGTTCGCGCAAAACTCGGCCGTGTTCCTCCATGCTATGACCTTTATGAAGTCGGCCTTGTCCCTGTTGAAGCGCCTGTCAACGGCCAGCGTGAACGAAGCCACGGCTGTTCCGTTCTGTGTATATCGAAGTTCTGGGTCCCTTACAAGGCGTCCCATAAGTTGACATTGATTCATGTGATTCCTCCTTAACATTTTTATTTATCACCAGAACGAAAATTTCGGCCCATTTCGGCGCGTTTTTATCTTCATAGGGTATTTATACCTTTTTCGCGTTTTCGTCGCTCCTGTGCCGTCCTGGTGCGTCTGGCTGGGTGTTAAAACTGTTTCCCGTGTTTATATGGACGGGTTTCATTGTAGGCCATTTTTTCGGCGATTGCTTTTTCAAGGTCAATCCCCGTTCCCCTCCTCGCTATTGCTTTTCTGTTTTTCACCCCATTCGATCATTTTTTCAACATCTTTTATCATTAAGGTCAGGAGCTCTACATAGTCCTTTGGTGAAAGTGCGATTTTTAGTCTTTCGTGTATTCCCTTTATATCCATGTGTGGTTGGGCCTCCTCTCTTAAATCCATGTTTCTCGGTCTATCTACATCCCAAAGCCTGGCCATGTATTTCCCCGGGTAGTCTTTACCGCTCCGCTTGCTGTGTAGACGATACCGTTCGGACGGTTCAGCGCCCACTTCCCGCAACACTTTTCACATGGACAGTAAGCCGTCGCTTCGACTTCTATCCAGGCCGGTTCTTGTGGCTCTGGTGTTTCTGTGATTGATTGTTCCTGTGCCGGTGTTTCCTCTGTTATCGCCAGGACTTCGGTTTTTTCTGGCTCTCTCGGCAATGTAGAGAAGGGTGTCATAGCCAGGATCATGACTGCGAAGGCCAGGATCATTTTGATTCGTTTATTCATGGACGCCACCGTCCACTTCGTCGCCCCATGCGTCCCATCCTGGCGCCTTCTTTCTTGCGAATAGCTCTATCATAGTACCCCCCCCCGCAAGTTCGGCGATTCGTTCGCGTACGATTGCCGGTTTCTCGCTG